TCTCTACCAAACTAGTATGTTCAGATTGCGACGCTAGCTCAATCATATCATAGATGTGCGGCGTTGTTCGCAGAATAAAACCAACCGGACACTCGCGCAGCATTCGGTCGTTTTCGTTCTGCAACATTGGCGAGGTGTAGACGTAGGGAGGCCCGGCCTGGTTTAGATTGAACCCTGGCTTCTTGCATCCTCTTTTGAGACGCAGTGCGTCAGTACATTCTGAGCACGTTGGGCGATCGTGTCGGTCGCTGGTCTCGACCGCCCTTATTAGTTTTTTGATTCGTCGTCGTTGAGCATATTCCAGAAGTAGATCACCGCGCCTAAGTTGCTCGCAACGTGTCTCAGATTGCGCGTGAAGTTCTTAGATAGGAACTCAGGATCAACATAATCGACACCGTTGACCGTGACCTTTGGAATGTCTTGACCGAAATTGCGAATGTCCCTCAATCCGTAAAGGAAGCACATCCAACGCAGTTTAGCTTCGTCGATGTTATCGCTACCGATCCCACACTCTGACTCAATCTGAATCAGTTTGGCGGTAGGGATCACGCCGATCTCAAACTCTGTAGGGTCTGCGCCTTCTTTGAACTTGAAGTGATCTCGCCAAGCGCCGGGATTCCGCAACGCTTGTTCACCGTAACTTTCAATGTCACTTTGAGATTCATCTATGGCTGGATCAAAAGGAGAAACAACCGTAACTGATTGTTCCGGTAGAACTGGCTTAAACATAGTTACCTCTTAGGCTTAAAGTTTAAGTTCTTATAGCATTATGAGATGTGAAAAGCGAAGTCTGGAACCTTACTAACATTGTTAGTCTCATTCAATTTGCGACCAGCATCTTGCGCTTCAACCACGTTAGGCGCACCGACAACGCCGTCTAGGTCCGTAGGCGTTGGGGATTCAATCAATCTAGCTACAGGCAACCGAACCGCAAACGTTGAACCATGCGAACCGAAGACGACTGCGAAATCGTTTGCGGTTCGTTTTAGGAATTTGCCGTCCTCCGGAATGCTTGAGCCTTGCGCGTCTAACAACGTGTTGAACGTTGCGCCGGGTACGATGTTGCTAATCTGGAAACCAACGCGACCGTTGACGCCTTGTGATCCCTGTACTCCTTTTGCGACGACCTCAGTTCCCGGCGTTGCGGTTAGTCCGCCGATATCTGCGGCGGTGCCGTCAAGATACGCGAGTCGGTCCTGTGCCAGAATAGGAGCGACGGTGCTGTAGCCGCGAACGTAGCTGCAACCACTTGCTTGAATGTTTCTGATCCAATGGTCAACTTGAAACTCGAACGACATGGTCGGCGCTGCGCCGTCGTTCAGTGTCACATTGCCCATGCAGCCCGTGATCGTGTGTCGTACTGAGTCAACTTCATATTCAAGTGTAACGCCGTACAGATCACCGTCTGTCGTAGTGCTGTACATGCGACTCAAATTGATAACATCACCGCTTGCTGGAGCTACTGGTAACGCTGGGCTAACGGTCAAAGTAGTATTGCCGCCGCTCGATGAGATCGCAGTAACAAACGTTGCGTTCCCGTTATGAATCACCATCTGGCCAATCTTCGGAACATCTGTCGTCCCGGTAAAGACGATTGAAGTTGTGGTTCCTCCGGTTGTCGCAGTTTGACTCTGGGTGATTGTTTCTTCTAGTCCGCACGCTTCAAGAAGCCCACCGACGTTGCTTTGTTGTGGTTTGTTGCCGCTTGAAGCAAGCGAACCACTAGGTCGGATCGGTAGACTAAAGCTAAACGTTCCAGACCTAGGACCCACAACGCCGTCGCCTTTTGAGAAGTTCACACGATTTGTTCCACGTGGAATGTACTCTTCTGCGACGCCCGCGCTAATGTCTGTTGCGTCAATTGCTTTGCGTAGCAAATAGACATCGCCCGCCGAGCTAGTTGAACCCCAACCAATGGGCAAGTCTGAAGCATCTACGGTGAAAACGCCGGTCGCGTTAACGAAGCTAGTAATCTTAAAACCGGATCTAGCCGCTGAGTTAGCAGTACCGCCGTTTGCTGCGACTAGCATGTAACCGACCCAGAAATCATCTGGCTCATTTCGATTCGTGTCTACACACTGATTGCCTCCCGCACTTGTAGCAGTGGCAACGACAACCGGCTCAGGACTTAGCCAAAGTTCATACTCTACGCCTGACGCAATTTGAGCCGTGAAGCCGTTACCCTCTAGTTTGGCCGTTGTGCTAGATCCCGTGTAGTCTACGATCCGTCGCCATTCCCCTTTTGCGTCACCGCTGAGAATGTGGATCCAATACTTCCCATTCCACACGTTGTCGGTCGCACCTAGTTGATCGTCGATCAAGGTTGTCCCATTACTAGCGCCAGAACTTGTCGCCGTTGACTTGCGTTGAAGTTGCCACACGTCACCTTGAACCGAAGTGTGCGGAACGTATGCAAGTTGAACTTGATTGCTAATGCGTGAAAGAAACGTTGTCATAATGAGAACCCCCTAAAGGAATACCGAGAAAACCCGGTAGCGTATGTTGTAGCTATCTGAGACGACCACGATCTTGTCTGTTTCTGTTTCGACTTCGGGCGCGCCTTCTGTACCGTCTAGTAGTTGTGTAAACGTTCCGTCGCGGTGTGTTGGTCGTGTCAGAATGCTTCGCATCAAAAGCGCGTTCTCCATTGCACTCTCGATGGTGTCTCTTGATCTTGATCTCTTTTGTAGTCTCAATCTCAAAACGAGTTCGCTTTCGTAAGTCTCAACGCCGCTTCCATAGAAAGGGATCCGTGTTCCCGCTCCTAGTTTCAATTCGAAAAACCGATCGAATCCGCTTCCTATTGTAGACTCATCTGACAGAATATCCAAGTTGTCAGGAAAGCGTTTAAAACCCTGTAAAGGAACGAAGGTGTCATTCTCGGACACGGCATAGTCAAAGGCGGGTAAGGTAAATGTCTTCCCGCTATTATCCCAGTTTGAGATACGACGCGCTGCGCCATTGTTGTTTCCGCTGGTAGACATTAGAAAGAAGCGCGGCGAATCGTTCTTTACCCAGAAGTCTGTCGCATAATCGCCAGACGCAAACGGGATCGAGGTTGTAGACCCCGCACTGCTGGCGGTGATTGTGGTCCCTCTCAAATCGAGATTGGCAAAGTTCGTACCGGGGATCCCATTGTAAGAATCCCCCGATCCCCGGTACGAGTTGCCGCCTTCGATCACGTCCGCGTAGTTATCGAGGATCGTAGCCGCTGCGCTACGGTGTGTCAGAATAGAACTCATGTCACTAGCCTGACCTCTTGAATCCCGCCCATCTCCGCGCGTTCTTCGCCACCTTGCGCCTTGTCATACTGAATCGAATTGAGAACCGCGTCGAATAGTTGATCAAAATCGCTGCGGTATAGATCGTGGCGTTCTAGATCTCCCTTGTTCATATAGATACGTGACAAGATATAGAACCGTGCGCAAGTTGCGACACGCGTGTTGTCTAGGATCATGTTCTCTAGAAGCCGCCCGTCTTCAAGAACTTTAGACTCAATCCGTGTCTGTAGTACATCGCGACAAGACTCGATCAACTCGCTGAAATCTTCGTCGCCGTCGTGTGTCATACCTCGGATCGAATCGTCAAAGGCTACAAGTTGATCGTATCCGATATTGAGATCAAGTAGATACTTGGCAACGTCAAAGACCAATTGTCGCTTGTAGACTACACCGCTGTAGGTGATCGCTAGATCTGCCCGGTAGCCTTCGTCCACTGGATAGTTAGCAACCGTTGTTGTGTCTGGCGCATATTGCAACACGCTACCGCTCAACGTCATAGACGCCGCACTAACCACAGCCGCGGTCGATCCCGGTTTGTAGATTGTGATCGTGGCGCTCGTTGGTGTCACTTTAGCACCGTCCAAGACTAGTTGGTACTCTAACTTGTTGTCGTCGTTGTCGTCGTTGTACCGGACCTTTTGCCGTCTCAGATTGCGTTGCTCGTATGCCATGACTAATCCTACAGCTTGATTCCCATTTCGAGAAGGTGTTCGAGCGCCGACTCGTGAAGTTTCGACGTCGCTTCTTTGCGTAGCTTGTCCATATCACACAAATGACCCGGACATTGCTTTTTCAAATCGCTACTTGAACCCGGTAGTTCAGTGTGTCCGTGAATCGTAAACCCCATTCTAAGCATAGCTACAGATAGATTAACGAGCGAATCCCATTGTGCTTCTGTCGGTTCGTGCTTGGTAAAGTCTCCAATCAAAGCAACAGAAACGCTTGAAGAGTTCCAACGCTTTGCGTGTGGTCCCGTGTCCGTCATTGCTAACGCTTGCTCGATCGTTCCGTCTTTTCTGATGATCCAAGTATAGGGTTGTTGCCCAGAGGTATAGCTTCCCGCGGCATGTTTGCTTGTGTCTCGAAATGCGGCAGCGATCTCTTGAGCCGTTTCGCCTAGGCTGTCACCGATACGGTGAACGACGAACTTCTCGATTCGTTCAATTGTGCGCGGCTTTGGTTTGCCGTCGTCGCATTCTGCGATCTTATTGATTACAAAGTTTGCCACGTTCTCACCTTTTCGATTTCTTACCAACACACCGCCAACGCTTGCGGCTTAGTCTCAGTGGCGAATTGGGATCTTTCGCCGCGCTTGGGAACTTCTTCATTTGAGCCGCTGACCTAGCGCAATAGGCGTCGCCCTTTGCTGTGCCTGGTCTCACTCTAGGACCGCCGCCTTTAGCTTCCCCCGCTTGTCCGTAGGACACCTTGCGGGTTCTTCCTGTTTTGGGATCTTTGACTAGCTTTGATCTAGCTTTGCCCTTGGCTGGTTTGCGCGCTGCCATGCTACCACCTCACCTTTAGTCCGGCCAAAGCGGACCAGTCGGAGGCCGACGCCGCTTCCGCTTTTGCGACGAACGAAACGGCATCGTTGATCCTTGCGCTAGCATTGAGAACGCCGCGCAACTTATCATCCCGGCGAGCGATGCCGAGAGCAAGATCAAGCCCGTCGCTTTTTGGAACGCTCGCCAACGCACCGTTTACTTGTCTTGTGAGTTGGCTTGCTGCTTTCCCACTTGAGCTACCGCTTCCGCGCCAACAAGTGACGCTTTGATCTTGGCTCGACTCGCAGCATAGGACGCGCCGCAAACCGCGCTCAGAATACCGCCAACAAGCGTTAACCACTGATTCTCACCTTGCGATTGTTCAAGCGTTGCTATGATTAGACCGCCAAACATGCCGATCGCATTTAGCCAAAACTCACTAGACTTAAACCCCGCAGTCTTATTGCGTATCATTCTGAACTTCCTTTCCCTTGACGCTTGGCATGTTCCATCCCTTTCTGGAATGCAATGTATTTGTGAAAGTCTTCCCGAAACGAACAAAGGTCTCGATGCGTCCTAGCCATCTTGTCTCGCATTTCGCTAATGTCTGACTCCATGCGATTGATCTTCTCTTCTACGACAGCCATACGGTTGCCCGTGTTTTTGACGTTGTCGTAGACGGTACCGCCGTTAGCTTTGGCTTTGCGCGTCTCATAAACGCGCATAGCCCAAAGCAGGCTCATAGTGAGAACGCCGGTGATACCGCCTGACGCAAGTGACTCTTCCATCTTACGGCTCGTCATCCGGTGGTGTGATATTACCCGCCCACTGTGCCGCGCCTTCTTGGCTTAGAAGTTTGTAAGCGTCTCCGCTACCACGTAGCGCGCGGAATTGATCGAGATCTTCGCCCGCGTTCAATGTGCAATTTGCGAACTTAAAAATCTGTAGAGTGCCGTCTGATGCCCCTAATGCGCATTTAGAGCGGTTAAACTCCGCCGCCGTTCGGTAGGTTGGATGCACTATCACCGGAGGCCCTTCCGGGTCCGGATACGTCTCATAATCATAACGAGTCACGGCAGCCGGTAAGTCGTTGTCGAGATCAACAACAGGCAAAAGAAGATAGGTCCAACTACTCATTTTCTAATCCTTTTATGAGACGAAGGTCGGAAGAATACACTTGCTTAATTTCGTTGGCGGACAAAACGCTCTGATAGATACGTAAACAGGCAATCGCCGCATTAGCTTGCTTATCAGCGTTGCCGGGGTCGTACCCAATCGCGAACTCGCTAGGCGTTGGCGGAGTGTTGAAAGATGACCGCGTGAAGGACAAATCAGGAGTGCCATCAATATAGGTTTCGCCGGTTGCCGTTGTTGCATCAAGCTGAATGGTCCATGCGATGTGATGCCATTCCGAATCCGTAACAGTCCCGCTAAATGCTCTATCTAAAATGTTTGTGGTGCCGTCTGAGAGCACAATCTTGTACTTATTTGTGCTGCCTTCGTAGAATGTACCCCATTCATTGACGCCGGTAGACGTGGACATAATGACCGCCGCGTCGTCATTGGTCGATTGGAGTCGCACAAAAGCACAGAGTGTGTATCCGCCGCCAGTTGTAGGCAAGAGGCTAGAGTTTGCCGCAAGCGTAGCTCTTCCGCTGCCTGGGGCATTCAAAACGCTCACACCCTTCCGTTTCATCGAGAAGTCACCGACGATAGTCGAGCCGCTGGCGTTTTCGGGGAAGGATGCGGCGACAACAGAACCCGTCAATGTAGCGTTAACACCGTTACCGCTGTAGTCCTTAAAACTCGTAAGGTCATCACACTTCCACCAGCCCTTGAGATTCGCAGATTGAACCGTCGATACGTCCATACCCTGAACGCCGGAGTTGTACAGAGAAGCCACCTCAGGGTCGCTCAACTCCACGTCCCAAATTGCGCAGTCGTTTAGGAAGCCTTGCGTGTGGTTGGCATAAACCGGATTGCCGCCGATTGAGACACTGGTACTTGTTAAATTGTAAGCAGCCATACTAATGTCGTTGATGGATGTATCTTCAACGCCATTGATAAAGAAACGCACATAAGGCGCAGTCGATTTCGTCATAGCGACAACGTGATTCCATTCACCATAGCCACTTAATTGAAGACTGGAGTACGCTGCAATTACACCACCTTGCAAGGTGTATAGTTTGTTATCCGAGTTGTTTTTAGCAATCCCGAACCAAGCGATTGCAGCGGCACTTGTCCCCTGGGTGAAAATGTATTGGTAATTTCCGGTGCTCTCCACCATCACCCAAGCCGACATTGTGCAAGTAGTGCCGGGAGCCGCGCCAAGGGTTGCGTCTGCTCTGGTCGCATTGTTCTCGAAATATACCCGCGTCGCACTCTGCTGCAATCCCAATTGCGGACACGGTACGGGTTGAGCGAAGGCCATCACCGGAGAGCCACCATATTCACCATTTACACCTTCGACGCCTTGGTCAATCTCATAACGCCCGCCCATGCCGCCGGTGTCATTGTATGCACAGAGCGGATAATGACGCCGTAGGTTGTTGGCACTTACGCCGGTAGGGATTATCATTTCGGGATTGTGGTATAGCTCGCGAACCTGGTCTTGAGTTAGCTCGACGTTGAAGATCTTAAAGTTTGAAAGCTGACCGTTGAAGACTTGAACCGGTGCATTGTTTCGAGCGCCTATGCAAAGCTCGCTACCATTTGCGCCAGCTTGCGGAGGGCTTATGGTGTCATAAAGAACCCCATCAAGATAAGCCTTGATCGGTCCGTCGGTATCATCCGCAATGCCCACAAAATGATGCCACTTACCGATTGTCAAATTCGTTATGGGAATGAGAACAGCTGCACCTTCGCCGTCGAAAGTCAACCCTTGTGCTGTGGTAATAAACAAATGGGTCTCACACTCCGGGCGATCGGTGACTATTTGCGTCCTATTCTGATAAATAAAAGCCGGTATGGAAGTTTGATCGGTGTTAAACCAAACTGAGAAACTCGCACGGTCTGACCGGGTTGTATAATTCTTATCAACGCCGGTTCCCATATCGAGAAAGTCAGTTGAGCCGTCGAAGTCAACGCACCTGCCCGTATACACTCGCGCCATTGCCGCGCCGCGTGCCAAATCGAGACCGCGTGGGAGTTGGGGGCGGTTGACGCCAAAGGATACCGAGCCGGTTAGTGTAGCGTTATGGCTACCGGTCGAGTCGTTGAAGTCTGCCGATAGTGGGTAGAATGCTTCCACTGTAGAGATTGCGGCATGGCTCGCATAATCGGACGCACGCATTACTTGGCGTACTTGGGCTTCGGTCAGGCTTTCGGTGAATAGGCAAGCGTTGGCGATGTAGCCTTCCCAGTCGTTTCCGCCAGTATTCCAATCGCCGATCCTAATTTTAGACGATGCTGATGTGACGTTAAATACCACTGAGTGAGAGTTGGTTACATCGATCCCATCAACAAAGAGTTGAGAGTTGCCCGCACCTGACTTAATCACCGATGCCACATGATACCATCGAGCAGAATCACAAGTAACCGATGACGACATAGAGCCCGAGCCATTGTAGCAATAAAAGCCTGGGTTCGCGCCGCCAAAGACTCCGATTGATGCAATGTGAGGAACCGGAGCGCCAGTGTCGCCTACTCTGAAAGCATACTTAGACGATCCGCTGGGATTAGGATTCAACCAAACCCAAGCCGTCAACGTGAAGGTGTCACCAACCGCCAAGTCTGAACTTGCTGCGGTTTCCGCATAATCGGACGAACCATCGAAATAAACCGACCCGTCACCTACAAAAGTAGGCTCACTCCGAAAACCTACATCCGCCGTCAATCCGCGCTTTGGATAGCTCCTGGCTATGTCTTTGGGCATTACCATTTTAAGACATATCCGATCCGACTAAGTGCCCGTAGTAGATTGTCGCACCGTCATTCACAGCTTCAAGCGCAATGCGATCAACCTCGCCGACCGCTGTCGAAAGTGTTGGCGCAATATCGGAATCCCACTTGATAGTTGCTGGCCACGTAATCGTTTTGCTACCGCCCGTCCCTTGTACGATATCGAGAATCACCGACTTCCCTTCATCGGTGTCTGGTCCGTTTGAAAATGACAACGAGGTCACAGACGCATTCAACGTGAACTCTTGAAAGTATCCGTTGTCAAAGTCTACGGTCATAGACGATCCACTGATTGTCTCAGTATAGAAATCAGCGGTTCCCATTTTGCCACCGCCTGCGCCGCCTTCTGTTGCGTCTGCAAAACCTACCATCACAAGGCTCCTAATCTGACACGCACAGTTGCCTTGTCACTAGAACTAGGCGAGCCCGTCGCAATTAGAGACGAGATGCGCACTTGCTCACAGTTGATCGGAATGTTCACCGCGTAGTTCGTCGATGAACTAGAAACCTTTGTGTAGGTTGCGTCTGATAGTGTCACAACGCCGGAAGCAATCGCGGTCGTTTGTACTTTGTGCCACGTGGAACCATTGTCTTCGGTTGTCTCGATTTGAAAAGTGACACCGGTTCCCGCTGATCTAGTGTACTTGACGAAGATTGTTAGTTGGTCAAAACCACTAGTCGCAAATTGATTCGAGTTGGTCGAGCTATTGATCGCGACGTCGTCAAGTCCGAGTTTCGCCGCGCTGATTTCTTGTTGACGGATCGCGCCCATTACATTTCTCCAAATGCGAAAAGAAGAACGCGCCCCGTTTCCGAGGCGCGTCTCAATATGAACCTTAGCTTGGGTTGTTACCGAATACCCATCGCCAGTCTTTGAAGCCGTATGAGTTCCGGTAGTAACCACCGACGCGGCGTGTACCTGTGAACAGGTTACCGTCGCCGAACTGCTCAAGCGGTGTTCGCTGATACCAGATCAAGTTCTGTTTCATTAGGCGACTGTCCGCCATGAACCATGCGTTGGTGTCAGTCAAGAAATCCCAAACTGCGAGATCGAACCGTCCGTTGTAGAAGTTCGCCACGCCTGCGTTCTTTTCGACTACGGTTGAACCGGTAGAACGAACAATCTCAAAAGCGGTTTCTTCTAGGTCTGGTGGAACGATTAGCATATCGGGACGAATCGCCAACTTCTCTCCGCGATAGTTGGTAAACTTTCGCATGTTCAAACGAGTGGTTTGAATTCCTGAAAGCCCACAAGTCTCAGTGCCTGTGTTACTTTGAGAATTACCGCCGTCGCTGTTGACGTGCGCTGCGTTGCAAAGTGACTTGCCGTCTTCGCCCTTGTGACTAGCGCCAGCAAAAGCATCGTTGAACACAGTCGCAGCGGTTTTCTCCATAGAGTAAGCCGCCATGATCCCAAGTTGAGATCCAATCTCTTGAAGTACTCCGTACTCTTCGTCGTCAATCAGTTCACGTTCAACCGCGACTGATTTGCCATATGACTCATGTACGAAGTCTTTCTCAAATTGCTCAGTAATTTGATCTTCCGCCGCTGCTTGTGTGCGTTGCTTGACTTGGTATTCTCCAAGACCGCCAACAGAAGCAGATCGCTCACGACGTCGGTTACTTGTCCGAATATCGTACAGCATTGGATACATGTAAGGTTCATCAAAGAACGACTCGAACATGACTGAGGAAACGACCTCATCAAGAACGAAGTTCATATTTGCGCTGGTAATTGTAGCCATCTCTTAGCTCCTCTCAAATTGAGTCTTAACCGAAGTTGATTTGTCGACCGACAGGCAACTTGAGATTCTTCAAGAAGTCCGCCGTTTCGCGATAGTCGATGCAAACTGAGATCGGCCCGTTGTCCGCTCCGTCGTCTGTGTCAACTTTGGTTCCGTCTGATGAAATGTCGCAGCGTCCGAAGAAGCCAACGCCAAAAGAACCGACGCCGGTTTCACCACCCAAAATGATACACTTGCTAGAAGCGGTCAAATCAGTCGCAAACTTACGCGCCAAAGTGCAAACGCCTGTGCCATTTGCGTAGTCGGTGATCACGTTGACTTCACCGATTCCCGGTCCTTCGTAAACGTAAACCAACGCGCCGTTTAGATCATCGTCTGCGCCGGTCTTATCGCCCGCTGCCAAAGTGAGACTTGGCGTTGCTGACGAATAAGCAGACACAGTGATGTCTAAATGGTTCTGGAAAGTTACTTGAAACAACGGTGTTCCAGCACTCGCAAAAAGCTGCACGGGAATCAGTGTTGAATCTGGGCTTTCTTCAAGTCCGTACTGATAACCAGTCGGAAGCGGGAAAGCGACGCTAGTTGCTGGCGTGGTTACCGATTTGGTACACACACCGATCGCTGCGTCTCCAGCCGATGCAACAGCGGCAACGCCGTTTGTGATCTTAATTGCGTCGCCACGGGTGAACGTGGTCGCCGCTGTTCCGGGAATGAGTAGAATCTCTTCCGCATCTAAATTGCGGTAGGATTCAAAGCCTTGGGTGGCAGTTGCAGTCAATGCCATTTTGAAACTCCTTATCTACGGTTGTAGTCTCTACCTAAAAAGTTGTCCGATTCGCAAAACCAACATTCTGCTAATTCGGAACTATCTTCAATCGGAGCCGCGCATTGCTGGCAGTATATAGACCGTGTCTCTGTCTCAGTGTTCACGTCAGAACAAGACACGCGATCCGGTTGATATAAAGGCTTGTTCGCATATTGCGACGGATAGATCTCCCGCACGTTGGGTTCCAGTCTACCGACTTTGCAATATCGAACAACCTTGCGAACCATGGTTTACCTCTTCACAAACTCTTGTGCTGAGACGTTAGTGATCGGTTTCTTTAGCATCCTAGCATACATTTCTCGAACTGGGACAAAGAATTTCGTCTGTCCCGACTCAGGGTCCTTTCGCACACTGAGACTTCTTAGCATGCTATCATCACGCATCAGGTGTTCGTCAAGGATGCGGCTAGCTTGCGGTGTTGGCTCATAATCATTTCGAGACGGAGCACGACGCATCCCACCGCCAACAGGTGGCGGCGTTGCAATCTGCGCTTCTGCCTCTGGCGTTGGTTCTGGTTCTACGTTCTCAAATTGCGCAGCCTCTTGATCAACCAACGTTGACCAGTCTTTGAGATCTAGCTTCTCGCGCAACGGCTCAAGCTTTGCGCGGTTTGCTTCCGGCAGATTATCAAATCGAGATGCGACACGACTTCGCTCTGCTTGCTCAACTTCAGCAAGTTTCGCTTTGAGACTTTCAAGTTCTGCGTCTTTCTTGCTTAGTGTGTCGCTCATTTGCGATTCTAAGTTCCTGAAGGCTTCTTCTTTTTCACTTTGCGATTTGTTCGCCGTTTCTAGTTTGCGCGTCTGTGATGATAGTTCATCGACGCGTTGTTCGCTTTCGCGCCATTTGCCGCGATAGTAATCTAAGTCTTTTTCAATCTGGGATTTTGCGTTGCCTTGCTCGCTCATGTTCCCGCCTCCTAAGCTAGAATGTTTGGATCACCCGGAAGGCGATCTGTTCTCATGTTGATATTCGCGCCGCTCTTAATCAGTGCGGCTCGCTTCTGTTTCGCGCGGTTCTCTTTGATCACGCGTTGTCGTTTCACCTTGGCGTCTTTGTATTGTCGCGAATTGAAAAAGTCTTTCTTGCCGCTTGCGTTCAATCCGTCCGGCATGGTTGGCATAGGAGGAAGCTTCTTGCGTCCTACCGTATCGAACCGACCGCCGGAAACCATTGGATTTACTACGGTTTCTCCCATGTACGGGCTAGGCAAACTGAGACAACGCGACAAGGTTTGCTCTGTCTCACAATGCGAGCAATCATCGACAATGGTCTTAGGCGGCTTCTCGCCTTGCGGGAACTGGACCACGTGTTCAGTTACGCCGTCGCACTTTGAACATTGCCAGTCGTAGTTTCTAAACATCGTGATCCCCCACGGCATGTTTTACCCTTGCCCGTATAATATCACAATAGGACGGTTCGCGCTCTATGCCGTAGCATGAAAAGCCCTCTAGCTGTGCTGCGACAAGCGTTGTGCCGCTACCGGCAAACGGCTCTAAGACCTTGCCGCCCTTTGGCGTAATGAGACGCAACAACCACCGCATGAGGTTAACAGGCTTCACGGTTGGGTGATGATTCGCAACGTGCGACGCGGTTCGTCCAGCACCCGCGCGCGGGTTGTTCATACCGGCAGATCCCTCTTTGCGACTCACTGCATCAGCACCACTCATTCCTTGGAGATCATCGCAGCCTTCTTCTTTTTCGTTTCGCGACGGCTTTGGGCAGTAGTAAATGTTCGCTGGCCAACGTCCATTCTCTTTGAACATATCGTAAACCTGACCCGGTGCGGTTGATCTCACATTGATACTTGGCGTGCTTTGTTGCCGTTGCTTTGCGTCTAGGTCTTCATGTCCTTGCGGACCGGGCCACGCTGGATCTCCAAATGGGATCCGCGTTGCGTCTATGTTCAAACCACCGACGCCCCATTTTGAGAAGTTATCGACAAGCGTACCCTCTAGCGGTTTGCGTGCTAGGATCGCGGGTTCTTGCGCTGGCTTCAAAGCAGTCCCCCACCCGTTCCATTGTTTCGCAAGATCGGACGCTGGCGCTGTGATGCTTCGATCTTCGCCGTGTCCGTACTTACCTGAGCCGCCATGCGTGCCCGGCTTCGGTCCTGTCTTAGTTTGCAAAACCTCACGCTCCGCGCCTACAGACGCGTCAAACGCTTTTGAGATGTCCATTGATTTCGGGAAGCCTTGCCATTGAAGCCACGATATCAAATCGCGAATCTCAAAACCCGCGTCTTCAAGTGCGACGGTTAGACGGTGAACGGTACGCGTTGCGGCGAAAGCTACGATATGTCCGCCAGGTTTCAAAACGCGAAACGCTTGTTGTGCGAAGTCTGAGCCAGGTACGGAGCAATCCCAGCCCTTCCCCATGAAGCCGATCCCATAGGGAGGATCGGTGCAAATTGAGTCGACAGAGTTGTCAGGGAGTTGTGATATCGTTTCGATACAGTCAGCACAGACGACCGTCTGTGAGCCTATTTCGATCACTTCCCCTTTCTGAGTTTGGGCTTGTACGATGTCGGGGCTTTGGTCCCAGTCTTCTTCGATCCCATTTTGGTCGTCTTCTTGGAATGCTTCGGCATCGTCTAACCTCTCATCTAGATCTGAGATCAACGCGTCAAGGTCTGACATCTCAAACCCGGACGCGTTGAAAAGGTCTTCACTCTCTATCTGTAGCGCGTTGAGTTGCCGAAGCAAACCCTCTTGATCCCATTCTGCTAATTCAGCGGTTCGGTTGTCTGCTATCGCATAGGCGATAGCTTCCGCGCCTTCTAGTTCAGATCTCAAAACGCGAATGGTCTGCCAGCCTAACGCCTTAGCCGCTGCCATGGTTCCGTTGCCGGCAAGCACGACACCACGACGATCAACCAAGATCGGTCGCTGTTGACCAAACGCGTTCAGGCTATCCTTGATCGCGTCAATGTTGCGGTTGCTGTGTCTGCGAACATTTGACGGATCAAAGGATAATTCTGAAATTGAGATTTCTTCGATATTGTTCAAATCTTACGCTTTCTAGGTAGTCCATGTCGATATTCGACTTGTTCAGTTTGCGACTCTTCTCCCGCTTCAGAAACTGGAGTTTCGTCTTGAGATTCAACATTTTCACTGTCAGCCATCATTAGTCTCCCTGTTAGCTTGTCCCATAATGCGCACGGTACGTCTACCCTCGCTAGTTTTCATTGCCTCATTTACCGCTTCTTCTGACTTGTCGAGGTTCGTTTGTGAAACTCGACGCCTTGTTTTCTTGCTTCCTTTGAGTCCTGTTGCTGTTTCTAACTTCTCGCGGTAAAGCGGTTGTTGTAGTTCAGATTGAGATTCTGCCATTGAGACCGGAACCAAACGACACTTGCACGTAGAGTCCCAACCTTGCAATTGATGGATGGTGTCTGGCGTCTTTCCCATTTCGCGCCACTCTAACATCGACCGCGTTTGACCGTGTAGAGGTAAGCAGACGTGACACGTTTTCATGAGTGTCGCGATCCAAGTGTATTCAACGTTACCAGCGATCGCCGCTTCTACTTGTTCGGATAGTTCGGGATCTGCGTTAGCTAAAGCCGATTCTGCGACTTCTTCAATATCTAGATCGCGTAGCAATTCGCGAACTTCTGGATCACTCACTAGGTAACTAATCGTCTCGCCTTGTCGTTCCGCTGCCATGACTGACGAACGCGCCGCGCCTACCATGCTTCTTACGTACTTTCCGAATATGGGACCGTCGTTTAGAAGGTCTTCTTCAAGTAGACTCATCAGCACGTCTTCACTCATTCCCGATTGAATAGCGCGGCGCATGAAGGTTTCAACATCGATCCCACCTTGCGAAATCGCACGCTCGACCAACGTTTGAAAGATTTCGTCGTATCTTGCCACGCTTTACCTCGGTTTCTTGTTGTTGATCTTCTTAGCAACTCTGTTGAGCGACTTCTCAATCTGAACCATGTACAACTTAGAGATCGCTTCCATTCCCTTTTTAGAAACGGCAAACCATCCAGTGTACCCGCGTCGCTGAAGTATCAACCCTATGTCTTTTGCGTCTTCATTTGAGAAACCTACGACAACACCCGTGTAGCCTGTTGTAGAGCGGGTTTTAGTGAAGGCGATCGGTCGGTACGATCCGTTGCCTTTCTGAATGAACCTATGCGAAATAGGATCATCAACTAATGACCTAGATCCACGTTGAAGTCTTCTTTTGCGATCAAGCGTTGTTTGAGCGTTACGCTTGATCGGTGATCCGTCCGCTTGTTTACGGTTTACGATGTTCGAGATGATAGAGCGTTCTGCGACTTTGGCAACGCGAATCCAGAAAGGCGAAGGGAACGCCAACAACGACCGCGCCTCTAGTTCAAGTTCATTTGTGCGAACTTCTATCTTCATCTGTCGTATCTCATTCTGAGTCTGGCGAAGCTTGCGCCGGTCTCATAGGCTTTCGTTGTCAGATCTGTTAGTTCTTCCTCTACCGCCATCGCAACTTGCTCCATTGCTGAAGTCACATCTCCGGTATCTAAAAGCGCCTTCTCAATTTGCTCTTTGATCACACGCTCGACGATCTCTTTCGATTCGTCCATCAAGTCTTCTAGGATATCGACTTCGTCATGTAGCAAATCGTGAAATGACATTTAGCGATCCACCGGTTCAAACGGTAGACGGTTTGATCTCGTTCTGCGAATAAGATCACCAAAGCGCCCCGCTTGCTGTTGTTGAGGTTGTTGCTGTTGAGGTTGTTGCTGTTGAGGTTGTTCACCTTCCATCATTGGCTGTCCCGTTTCGGGATTGATCATGCCTTCAAGGTTGGCCTGTGCTGGCGTTTGGTTTGCCGGTTGCGGTGCGAATTGTGTATTGATTTCAACGTTCTTCTCAATTTGCTCAATCGCTTCATTTAGTGAAACGCCGTGCTTCTCCGCGTAGAGATGCGCGGGCGTTGTGAGGTTGTAGGAAACGTCTGTCTGAATTTGCTTCGCTTGTTCGTAGACGTTCTGGAAGAGTTCAACGTTCGCAAACTTCACATCCATAATTAGCCGCGACGCGTCTTTGCTTAGAATCCCCAAGTGAGACAACACCGCGAAGATACGCGGCCAGGCTTCATGCTTCTCAAGATGCGTCAATCTGCGAATCCGTTCCTCACGTGCTTCTAGCTTTGGCAACATGTCAACGTACTTAGAGAAGCCCGATCCAGGGATCGATTGATCCATGTTGAAATCGTTTGGCGATAATCGTTTTGAGACAGCTAAGTTCTTCATAAACGATTGAATCAATTGAACTTGTTCGGTGTAGTTCGTCGCGGCGCTAACCATGTCGAACGATTCGTTGATGTCCATAACGACCGGGAACCGCACGCCGTGTCGCTGTTTCGATTTGGGATCACTAGGGTTCATCACCCGCTTAACCGGTACCGCGTGTCCTTGGAATCGCACGTTGTCGAACAACACCGACCACATGATATTGATTTCGCGATTTGCTAAAACCACTTCGGGATCTGTGTGGATGATTAGTTCGCCTAATGGTTTGCGCCTATGCCAAAAGGTGAGCATCTGCCCCGGCTGGACTTTGGCTTGCGGGTCAATCTGAGAATCTACGCTTGGTTCTACGTGATCCCACGCGTAGGGATTTGGATGTCTCGAAATGACTTTGTCGAGTTCATCCGGCGCGCGGCCTGTGTAGAACACAGTCTCTTGCGGCGTTATCATTGCAAACGTCCGCTTTTGAGACTTGCTCACGTCTTCATTCTGATAGAACAATTCCACGCAAAACCCGTGGTAGTCGGCTGGATCGGCTGGATCCATAAACGCGGGATCGTCTGGCGCAATTGGATACACATCATGCGGTAGCACAATGACCGGTCTCAATTTGCCATGCTTCGCTTGATACCACACGCACGATGTACCTAGTAGAACTGAGAGACGTTCGTTTTGGTGCATCACTTCGTCGTAGGTTGATTCAGCTAGAGCACGTTGAAGAATCGCGGTTTGTTCTCGCGAGAAATCCGATTCTGAACCGTCCGGCTCTTTGAGCGTTCGCAATACAGGCTTGTTGTAAGCAGTCGCCGCTTCAGCAAGATAGCGTTCGGTTAGCGGGATCGTGCATGGGAAAATTTCCTGTCCAGCGTCGCCGATCATAGAGCTAGGGAATCTCAATCTGAGTTCCTGCCTAGTGTCGTCGAATTGCTTATTCTCCGCGTATTCAATCGCTAATTCGTACATCTTACGCATCTGCGCATGGTTGTACGCTTTTGCTTTACGAACCTGCTTGTTGATTTCCTGTTCTGCGAATGGCTCAAAGAGCATGGTCTACCTCTCAGGCTTGCGGTGCAACTTGCGCCGCTTTGGGCTGTGTCGTTTTGCGTCGCTTGCTTGAGCCTTGCTCATCTAGCTTCTTTTCTAGCGTCTCTATGTAGATGTCACTTTGCGAAAGCATGTTTTCTAATTCATCGATCTTCGTCTCTAATCTCTCGACCACTTCGTTTCTCAATCCGAGAAGCGGTTCTCTGATTTGCTGCGCTACGTATTCCGGGATCTCTTCTATCCTATCAGGAACACGCGCGCCCTCGAAAGAGATCTCAGTTTGAGAATTATTAGAAACCAGTTTCAGTGTACCGTGTAACTTTGTAAACTTCATGCTGCCACCTTGTAGCCTGTGTTTGTTGTTTTCATTATGGGATCAAGTTCTCTCAATCCCGAAGTGAGCCACATACCCACCGCCCAATAACGCAGCGCATCAACGCTGTGATCTGTAAGTCCGTCTTTGAATGGTAGGTTTCCTACCGGTTGCCCGTGTTTCATTTCGGGATACCGGTATCCTAGCAAGTCTCGCACAATGCCGCGAGCCTTTGACCTTTCCATGTCTTCTAGGCGTTTTGCGAATTTGATTCTGATGGGCGATTTGAGATTCTGATCACCCAGTAGCGTTCTGGTCTTATCAACACCAAACGGAATCGCGCGGAAGATTCCTGTGATGTATCGAATCGGTGTGCGTGATCTCGTTCTGATACCGCGCAGCATTGTAACCGTATCAATCCCAATTGCGGATTGAGTATTGTCGGCGGCTGGGTCGCACCATATCTCGTCAATCGGCCAACCTCTGTTATTTACCATTTCAACACACTGAGCGTCTGACATGTGTTCCGGCATCACTTGATCAAAGACGACCCATTCCATAGGCGCAACTTCATGAATCCAAAGATACGCGCTACGTCTAAAACCGGGATCTACCGCTAGATAGGTCTTGCGGTCCAAGTATCGTTTTGGGTTGTACTCTATCGCGTGATTAGAATTGTAGAAATCAGGGTCTAGGGCTTCATATACGGCACCCTCTAAGATTGTGAAGTAACCGTCGATCACGGCTTTCTGCAATCGTGGGCTGTAGCTCAATCTGAGATTATCTATAAAGCCCGGCGCTAGGTTCTTTTCATTCTGCGACGTTGGCGCAATGATTAGCTGTCTGCCTCTTTTGCTTGTGTTGAACTCTTCTGCCATCCAGTGCATTTCGGGCGTAGACGCAAACGCGATTTGCGGCTTGTCGCACTTTGCGCGCACACGTCCAAGTGCTACCTCGTAAGTATGCTGTGGCCAGTGTCTAAGCTCATCACCTAGAAGCCATCCCACATCGAGACCATCGATTGAGTCCGGGTTGACGGCTGAACGTAGGAAGACCGGCACACCGTCTCCAAAGTCTAGGTAGCATTCACCTTGACGATCAACAACTTGCGGCATCTTGTCCGCTGGCAAGCTGAGTCGCAGAATGCTCATCAACCGTCTGAACGAGATCGCCCATAGTGACTTGTAAGATTGCGAAATAAGCAATCCCGGCACGTTTGGGTTGCTAGCTTTGAGTTGTAGCAACTTGAGAGCAAGCGCAGTTGTCTTGCCGGAGCCGAAGCCGCCAGACATTAGGATCACGGGTTCTTGAGATTCCAAGAATTGCCGTTGTCCCAAAGTGAGTTTACTCTTCGGTACTGAAATCTTCATCTTCGTCGTCGTCAACCGCGAACTTAATCACAACCGGCTTGTCTTCTTGCACACGTTCGTTTGGAGCAACTCGATACATGCGCTCAATATCGACGCCCAACTTGAATAGGTTGACGATATCTGAAGTTCGCATTTTGCGAAGCTTCTCTTGATCATCAAACATCTTGAGACCTTCAAGACCTTTCATCTGAAGACCCATTGCGATCCGAATATGCCGCTTCGCCATTTCTTCGCATTCTGCTAATTCAGCATCTTGCTTTCGTTTGTGTTGTTCATCATCCCAAGCGGTCGCGCGGATCTTCCAATTCCAACGTGAGCTAAGTGCTTGAATCTTGTGATGTTTTTCCTTTGTTAGCTCGGCAAGTTCTCTCAAGTTGCGACGTGGTCCCATATCGAGAAACCGAATGAACAAGTCATAGGACTTAGTCGTTTCGTTCGGGTATCGTTCCCACTCATTGTGACTCATTATGAACTTCCTCCTACTTGGGGATCTTATCATTAAAGCGTGATCCTGTAAGTTGTCAAATTGCGACCGGAATTTTCATACCCCCCACCTCTAAGTTAAATCTCAAAAAGACCCCCGCCCTTTATTATTACCTGTCAATATGAGACACGAAATAAGAAGTGTCTGAAATCTGATCGTTGTTGGTGTGCCGACCGGCGGCTCATTTTGCGACCGGTACTTTTCCCAAAATAGGACGCGGTCGCACTTTGCGAATTAGCAAAACGCTACACGGTTTGCATAATGCTACACGACTCATAATGCGACGGCGTAGCAAAACGCTACACGGTTTGCATAATGCTACACGACTCATAATGCTACACGACTCATAATGCGACGCCGTATCGAAATGCGACGCGTTCGCAGAACGCTACATGTAGCACTTTGCTTCTGCGTCTCATATGCGTCTCATAATGACAATGATTGTCATAATGCTACACACACCCCCCGGCCCGTTTCGCATAACGCTACATGTCTCATTCCGCTACCGCGTCTCAGACTGAGACGCCGTGTCTCGGTTTGCTAATTTTCAAAACAGGTCACGACTCAGAATAGGACACGCCGGTCTCATATTGGTACGCGTTCGCATAACGCTACACCGTGTCAATCTGCGACGTGTATCATTCTGCGATGACGTCGCAGAACGCGACGCGCTTTTTTATTTTGAGACGTCTCATAATGCGACCGTCTCGCAATTCTGTCAATTTGCGACTATGAATACTCAACGCCGCCACCGTATTTATTGCGTAATTAAATCGAATTAAATCGAATTAAATCCCATTATTAGGATCCCGGGTTCCTAACACTCAAATTATTAGGACCAGTTTTTCCTTAATCATTTTGGGAAACTAAGTAGGGTGGGATCCTAACGAGCGAAAAACGACCAAAACTTCCGTGAAACTTTAATCAAGTAATTAACACGAAATTTCAGCCGAGTTTTCCCATTTTGCCCATTATTAGGAACCCAGCAGCATAAACCCCTAGAAACAATAAGCTTTTTTGGACGCGAACTGGGATCCTAATATTTTCAGTAAATGTCCAGCGTCCAACCCCCGCCTAAACCTGTGATTTCATTGTGAGACTTCTTTTCCTGTCTGTAATTGTTAGGAACCCACTAAACGCCAAAATCGTTATTTGTCCAAATAAGCCAAAACCAAAAATCTTATTTTCCAAAGACGATCGAATTCACATATTCGGCCAAATAGCATTCCGCTTTCATCGACTCCGCGGTGCTCTCATTCTGACAATCGTTGACAATGCCACACCGCCCGGCATAGCGTCCGGCCTTGCGCAACTACTAACATTCAAACGGGGGCAATATGAGACGACTGTCTTTCTCTCTCTATCGGTGTGCTGGCGATACTAAGACCACACTTCAGACTCTAACGTGGGATGACTGGATCACGCGTTTGGGCGATTGTCGCACTTCTGGCGGCAAAGACGGCCCATGCTTTATTCCGGGTCACATTGAGAACGGAGCCCACCGCAACGACAAAGCGGTGTCCTATCTTGACGCGCTTTGTTTAGACATAGACGCGACAACGCTCAAAGTCATAGAGCACGTTCAGCAAGCGACCAAAGACTACGAATCATTCTGGTACACAACGCACCGCCACAATCCAGACGACGGCCTTTATAAACTCCGCGCGGTGTTTCCTCTCGACAAGCCATTACCGCCCGAACGACACGCTGACGCGTGGCACAAGTTCAATCACTTTATAGGCGGCCACAACGACGCGAACACAAAGAACATCAGCCGGATCTACTACGCACACTCGACCGCCGAATCGAACGCCAAGCACGCAACGGCTTTCCATAATGCGACGGGACAATGGATCGCGCTAGACTGGCTTCTGAGCCTACCTAGCGGCGATTTAACGCCTACTCACGTGAACGCGCCAAAGTTCGCGGGTTCAGCCGTTTTAGAAATCGAAGACCTCAAACGCATTAGCCAATCGCTCCGTCGTTCTCACGATGAGAAAAAGCGCGCGCTTGGCGATACGTTCGACAAGCTTTCACGCGGCAAGGTCTTTGCGAATCCTGGCGAGCGTGACGGTGTGATTTTCGCAATTTGCGTAGAGCTTGCATATCGTCACCCTAGCTTGAATCCAGAACAAGCGGCGCAACTCTTCCGCCCTTCGCTTGTCAGTATGGATCAACTCGCAAGCTTAGAGCCGCGCGGTGTGCTCGGCACTATGGACGACATCGCCACAAACAAACTCCCGCGCGCATTACGCTACAAGCAAGAATCGCAAGCAAAGAACAAAGAGAGCCGAATGTCGGAAGCACGCGGAGACGATGAAGGCCACGAATACACGCCGGAAGAGCTAGAGCATATTGCGACGTCGTGCGGCATACAGAAAGAAGAACTGCGCACGCGTTGGATCATCTACTCACCTTCAAGCGTGTATTTTCTCAACTTGAAAGGCTACCAGGGACCGTTCCCGCGCGAATACGCAAACACGCTTGCCGATCTTTACCTCAAGCCGATTCCCAATGTGACGACGTACTTTGGAGACAAGCGAAAGACGCGCGATGCGTTGCTTTCACAGTACGGCACGTTTGCGAGCAATACCGAAGCAAGCCTAGTTGCGGCGGCGTCTCATTATGACAGCGAGCGCAACACGATCACGCTGGCTACCGCCCCGCGTGATCGGACGCTTGAACCCCGCTTTCATCCAGACGTTCATCTTTGGCTTGAACACTTAGGCGGTCGTCTCAAAGAGAAACTACTAGACTGGATCGCGTGCGTGCCTAAGCTTGAAGATCCCTGTTGCGGTCTCTATCTCTACGGAGCGCCAAACGTTGGGAAATCGTTCCTAGCTAACGGTTTAGCGCGTATCTGGGAAGCACAACAACCAACGCCGATTGAAGTCGCATTCAGCGAATTCAACGAAGACCTAAGCCGCGCGCCGCTGGTACTCGCCGACGAATATGTGCCAGACGACCGGAACATCTCCGGCAAGTTGCGTGATCTCATTTCAACACGCTCGATCACAATCGGCGGTAAGTACAAAGCGAACGCGCGCCTAGTTGGTTCGATCCGTCTCATGCTTTGCGCGAACACTGGCAACTTGATCAAGCTACCAGGTGATCCAACCAACGACGACGTCGCAGCACTCGCGCAACGCTTCCTAGTTATCGAGGTGAAAGAAGACGCGGGACTCTATCTCAAAACGATTCAACCCGAACGACTAGCGCGTTGGGCTTCTTACGCAATCGCCGAGCATTGCTTGTATTTGGCCGACAATCGCGAATTTGAGCGTGGTCGTCGTTTCTTAGTTGAGGGTGACTTAGGTTCAATGGGCTCGCGCCTACTCAACAACAACGATCGGTCGTCGTCTCTAACTGAGATTTTAACGCGTCTGATTCTTGAGCCTGAACCGTACTACAACAACACCAAGGCGCGGCAATACATCCAACGAGACGACGACGGCGTGATCTGGGTCAACGCTCAAGTGTTTGCGGAAGTCTGGGAAGCGTACTTGCCGAACGTTAAACCGTTAGGGACTCGCCAGATCGGAAACGCTCTAAACACCATCACAACGGGTCAAACCATGCGTTTGCGCGTTGGTCCGCGTCGTGTCAAATTTAGACAGCTTCGGATTGATCACGTAGCGCAATGGGCAGACGCGCACGGGTTCTGTGATGAAGAAGATTTTGAAACAATAGCGGGAGCGTTAGCATGTCCGATCATCTCTTGAGTGCGTCTCAATTCAAAACCTTTGAATCGTGCAATCGTAAATGGGGCTTCACCTACATTGAAGGCTTGCGGCAACCGGCAACCGCATCAACTCAATTAGGTACAGAGGTTCACACGTGCGCGGAAGCGTGGTTGTCGTCTGGCACGTTTCCAGATCTCAAATCAAAACCTGGCGCTATCTTCGCGCCTGGTATCGAATACCTACCAAAGCCGTCGAAAGACTTAGAAGTTGAATCCTATTTTGAGTTCAAAGGCTTTCGAGGCTACATCGATTGCGTTGATCTAACCGGCGAGATCCCACTAGTCATAGACCACAAAACAACGAAGAACCCCTACTATGCTTTGACCCCTGAAAAGCTACGTAGAGACGTTCAGGCGATAGTCTACGCCGCAACTATTTTCGATCGCGTACCTAACGCATCTAGCCTATTATTGCGCTGGGTCTATTATCGGACGACAACGCCAGAAGCGTTCAAAGTAGAGGTAAAAGTTTCTAGGTCCGAGATTGACACCGCGTTCGATGATATTCTAGAACGGTCTCGTTCGGTCTCTATCTTGCGCGAGATAAGCACGGACGCTAGGGGGATTCCTCGCAATTTGAACCACTGCAACGCCTTTGGCGGTTGTCCGTTCAAGGACCGTTGCGACAACTATGGAGAAGAAGAAAAGATGTCTGATATCTTTGAGAAGCTAAAGAGAGCAAGCCAGAAACAACAACCCGAAGTCGTCGCAAAAGGAATCAACCCGCCAGACGCAGCCGAGCCTGAGATCATAGAAGCCGCGCCAGTGGTTGAAGAGACGCCGAAGCGCAAAAGAGGACGACCAAAGAAACAAGAACAACCCGCGCCGGTTGTCACTAGCGAACCGGAAACAACAGCAACAACAACGCGCACCGACTCAAGTTGGTTCAATCTCTACGTTGGTTGCTTACCTATAGGTGAGAGCGTCCAAAGCTTAGAGACCGTTTTACTTGAAGTCGCAGAACGCGCCGCAACTAAGCACGGGCTCGCACACTACAAGCTTGCGGAATACGGCAAGGGTTCAGCCTATCTCGTTGAAGCGTTCAAAGAGTACGTAGACGAAGAACCGCTTGACGGTAGTTTTTACGTGGATAGCAAATCGCGACTCTTCCAAGAACTACAAGACGAACTAACCGCGCGTGCGGTGCGTGTTGTGCGGGCTACGTTCTGAAATGCGACGCGTTGTCAAATCACTTGAGTTCAAACGGATCGAAGCGTTGCCTAGGCGTGTGCATTCTGTCGAAATGATGGAACGTGTTAGAGAGGCTCTAACAGACGTTTTAAGCCAAGATCCCAAAGAGCATAGCTTGCGCCAGATACAAGCGATCGCACTCTGGGAATGTGAACAACACGGCGGGCTGCTAGCTCCGATCGGTGTTGGACACGGGAAGACGTTGATCACGCTTCTCATTCCAACACTGCGCGACAAGCGCGCGTTGATCTTGGTTCCCGCTTCAATGGTTCCCGTGCTGCGTGATCACACGTTGCCGATACTTGCGGAGCAATGGCGTATTCGTCCCGATATTGAGATCGCTAGCTACGCGCGACTCTCACAGAAAGACGGAGCCGAATGGTTGATCAAGCTAGCGCCGGACATCGTGATCGCGGATGAGTGCCACAAACTCAAAAGGCTACAAAGCGCCAGAACTAAGCGTTTCGTGCGGTTCTTTCGTTCTAAGCCTGACACTGAGTTCTACGCATTGTCGGGAACTATGACGCGTGATTCATTGCGCGACTACGCGCACTTGGCTGAACTGGCGTTACGCGAGGGATCACCCTTGCCGACTACCTACTCAGACTTGAACGACTGGGCAAACGCAATCGATGTCAAAGTAAAACCAGAAGAACGCGTGTTGCCTGGCGCGCTTGAAGACTTAGAAGGGGAAGGAAACTACAAGGACAAGTTCAGAATGCGATTGGTAGAAACGCCGGGCGTCGTTGCTACATCTGACGATTCGCTTGGTTGTTCGCTTCAAGTGTCGCCATTTCAATATGAGATGACGGACAAACTGAAAGCCGCGATCAAGTTCATTCGACAGAACTGGACGCTTCCAAACGGCTTCCCGTTATCGGACGCGGTAGACGTTGCGCGACATCTTCGCACAATGGCTTGTGGTTTCTATTACGAATGGATCTGGCCAAACGGTGTAGATCAAGAATGGTTAGAAGCACGCGCGAACTGGAACGCGTTTGTTCGTCAAACCATTAGTCGCGGATTGAAACGCAACGGCATCTACCTAGATACCGAAGGCTTGATCAAGCTTTCGTGTATGGCGGGCGACATCGATTCCGGCGGCGTGTTTGCTGAATGGTACGCACAAAGCAAGAAAGAACCGCCAGAGGTTGCGCCGGTTGCGTTCTGTCAGGAATCGATCCGCAACCTTGCGCGAAGCATTTTGAAACTAGAGTTCAAAGACGGCCCCGCGTTGGTTTGGACTGACTCGATCGCGCTGGGTCATTTCCTAGCGCGTGAACTGGAAGCGCCGTATTTTGGTGCGGGTCAAACTGCGACCAATGATTTGATGGATCACCTTGCGGGTCAAAAAGAAACTGCGGTATGTTCCATCAAAGCGCATGGTACGGGGAAGAACTTACAACGCTATAATGTGAACGTGATCGCGTCTACGCCTTCAAGCGGCGGCACGTGGGAGCAATTGCTTGGTCGGACTCATAGAGCCGGACAAGAAGAAGATCGGGTTTTCGCATATTGGAATGCGTCTACTCAAGAAATGGTTAGTGCCTTTGAGCGTGCTGTCGCAGATGCGGATCACCTCCAAGTCACAACCGGATTAAATCAGAAACTCAGCTTTGCTGATAAAACAAGAGAGGTTCAGAATGGGATTGTTTGATGGAATTGAAAACGTACAGGTAACTCAAAGAAGCGAGTACCTACAAGCCGGTCAATACTTGCTAGAGATCCAAGCGATCAAGATGGGGGAAAGCCGAAGCGGTGAAGGCTACTTCTTGTCCGAATTTAAGATCATTGAATCTTCAAACCCTGAATTGCCGCCAGGCGCGCCGGTCACTTGGATGACTATGAAGCGTTTTGAGTCCTTCCTAAAAGGCATCAAAGCGTTTGTTGCAGCGGCGGCGGGTTGCACCGTTGACGAAGTAACGCAAGCAATTTGCGACGCGGCTGTCAGTGAAGAACAACCACTCGCGGGCGTTCGCGTGTCCGCTTTTGCTAAAGATATCAAAACCAAAAAAGGTGGAGATTTTACTAAAGTGATGTTTTCGAGCGTCGCTAACTAAACAATTGGAGGGAATGTATCATGAGCAATTTGAAAATGAAGGCTGTCGCTAGCTACAACGGTGTAGAGCGTGGTTTTATAGTTACTAAGGAAGGAAATGCTTGGACTTGTAGCGTTAAGACGATTGAACGCGCAATAAGATCTGTCTGTCCTGAGAACAACGATTATGTTGATCTCAAGTTGGGACCGACTGGCGTTCCATTAAAGCTAGTCGGCCCCGGCGTTCTAGTCCCGGCGTAAACCCCACCTTCCTAGGGGATCCCGATATGATTAACGGTTAAAGAAGTCGGGGTCCCCGCCCCTTTCCTGAGAGTCAAAATGAAATTCACTGCCTTTGATACTGAGACGGCTTTAATCCGTCCCGGCGTTCTTGCGCCTTCTCTTTGCTGCGTCTCATTCTGTGATGAATCACTAGAGCCTGAACTGTATCACGTGCGCGACGTCTACGCGCGGCTTGAGTCAATGCTCGTCAACGACAACATCGTAGGCCACAACGTAGCGTTCGACATGGCCGTTATCATTTCGAGATTCCCGGACTTCTTGCCGCTGGTCTTTGAAGCGTACCGATCGCGGCGTGTGCTCGATACTATGATCAACGAACAACTAGAAGACATTGCAAACGGTGAGTTCCGCGGTGCATATCGAGCGGGTCAATTTGAGAAGCGTTCCTATTCGCTCGCAGCAATCGCGCAACGTAGGCTAGGCAAGCAACTAGACAAGTCGAGCTACCGCCTAGGGTACGGAGACTTGATCGAGGTTCCGATCTCAGACTGGGAACAAGGCGCGAAGGACTACGCCAAAGACGACGCGTTGACCACGTACCAGATCGCCAAACTACAAGCACCGCAAGCAGACGCACACGCACAGACGCGCGCGGCTTTCGCGCTTCATTTGATGTCGTGTTGGGGTATCCGTACAGATCCAGCCTACGTTGAAGTCTTCATGAGTAACGCTCAAAATGAGATTGAGCAACTTCGCGAACACTTGCGCGCGGCTGGCTACATCCAACGCAACGGTGCGAAGAACTCCAAAATGGTACAAGCGCGCGTACTTGAGATTCTAGGACCAAACGCACCGCGAACGCCGAAGGGTTCAGTGAAGGTTGATTCTGAGACACTGCAACGAACGGGTGATCCCGACCTCGTAGCAATTGACGAACTCAAGAAGCAAGAGAAGATCTCAAGCGTTTGGTTTGAGTATCTCAAACAAGGAACGACAACGACTATCAATCCACGGTTCAACACACTAGTCGAATCAGGCCGAACAAGTTGCAGCAATCCCAACTTGCAAAACCCACACCGCGCGGCTGGCTTGCGTGAATGCTTCGTAGCGCGTCCGGGTTTCTTGTTTGCGTTCTGCGACTACTCCGCGCTTGAAATGTGTACGCTTGCGCAAGTTCTGACGTGGCTATTTCAATCGTCTAACCTTGCGGAAGCTTTGAACCGTGGGCTAGATCCGCATCTATCGGTCGCGTCGCAACTTGCGAACTGTGGATACATCGAAGCGGAAGAACGCTTGAGCAATGGAGACAAGCGGATCAAAGAACTACGCCAAGTCTCAAAGGCTCTTAACTTCGGTCTACCTGGCGGCATGAGTGCGACAACGTTCATCAAGTACGCGAAGAACTACGGAATCAATCTGACACAACAGCAAGCGGAGAAGTTGAAAGAAGACTGGCTCAAATCGTGGCCAGAAATGCGGAAGTACTTCAACTACATCGCGTCGCAAACTAAGATGGGCGAGGGTCAGATCGTACAGTTTAAATCTAATCGCGTGCGTGGCGGTGTTAGCTTTACTCAAGCCGCGAACTCGTACTTCCAAGGACTCGCCGCCGACGGTGCAAAGGACGCGCTGTTTCAAGTTGCGAACGCTTGCTATAACGTCCCCGCGTCTGCTCTCTACGGCTCGCGCCCGGTTGCTTTCATCCACGACGAAATCATTTGTGAAGTCCCAGAATGGAATGCAAGCAACGCCGCCGACGAACTGGCTCGCTTGATGCGAGTCACTATGCAAGAATGGACGCCGGACATACCAATCAAAACGACGGTCGCAATTGCGGAACGTTGGTACAAAGAAGCTGACGAGGTGCGGAATGATAAAGGCGAGCTTAAACCCTGGTCTCCTAGCGGTTGATCCCGGCGTAAAGTGCATGGGTTGGGCCATGTTTCAGAATGAGTTTATGATCGACTGTGGTCTAGCCCGTGGCGCTACCCTACAACAGACACTGGCAGATCTCCCCGTTTCGTTTTGCTCGTCATTAGTCGTTGAAGACCAGCAAATCTACCAACACACAAAAGCCCGTCACTCAGATATTCTCAAACTAGCACAAGCCGCTGGCGGTGTAGTCGGTCGCGTTCAATGCTTTGAACTCGAAATGGTGAAGCCGCGAACTTGGAAGGGCAACGTTCCCAAGGACATCTTTATGGGTCGCATATTGACAAAGCTTGACGCATCGGAGATTTCAATCTTTGACAGATTAAGTTGTCCCAAATCGCTCAAGCATAATGTGTTGGATGCGATCGGGATCGGACTCTACAAACTGAAGAGGTTGTAAATGGGCGGCATTGGTTCTGGCGCAAAACGAAACGAAGAAAAGTTCTACAAGCTTGTCGAGATGCTAACCGAATCGGCAAAGACTATAGAGTTCTTGGCGTCTCAACTTGAGACCAGCGAACGCACGATCTATCGGCACATTCAGAAGATCTCGGAAACCACGCCGGTAGCTAAATATCTACTCAGGGGTAGAATACTATTCAAGATTGTGCCTGAGACGGAGATCGGGACGGACTGGGAAACCGTCTGAGACGCTCGACGTTGGATTCTGAGAGGTTTTAGGCTGGAATTGAGGTACTAGGTAGGGTCGTTGTCAAATCGTGCCTTAGAAACGCCGACAGCGGCTAGGCCAGGTCCATACTACACGCGCCAGTACGCGCCGCTGGTAGCGCCTAGAACGCCAGTTAAGCACGCGCTCGATCAGGTACTCACCTAGGCCAGCTAGAGCCATGAAGGCCACGCCATAGGCATAGAGAGCGATTAGTAGGTTGATGTCTTGTTCATTCATTTCTTGATCCTTTGCTTAGGGTAAAGGGATCCGCATAGCGCGGATCCCTTACCTGTCCAAATTATCGGCGAACTATTTGATCACCGCTCTATGCTCTACGAATACCTTGACCCCTGGGATCTTGGCGTTCCCCTTTTGAGAACGGACAACCGCACCGATCGCCTTCTCATCTGGTATCAAGAATTGAGAAGGAAGCTTGCTCACATCTTCAATCTCAAATTGCCAAACCTCTCGAACGCTTGGCGCTTCTGCTTTGGCTCTGTTGCTCGCAGCAACTAACGCAGCCGCTTCCTCAGGTTCAGATTGAGACGCTTCCGCTAGTAGGCGTTGCGCCTCTTCCCGTTGTTGTGCGGTGTACTTGCCAAGCCTACCGCGCAATGTGTCTAGGCTCGCTTTGAGACTAGTCGTAACCGGCTTGAACAGCGCATCAACCTTCCGCTTAGCTTCAAGCAACGGCTTAGTGATTCCGGTTCTAGTTTCTTCTACAAGGTCTAGCTTCTCTTTGAGTTCTTTCAAACACTCAGACGCAAGTTCCGCGTGTTCTGCGTTCTCAATTTGAAAACCGTCGATGACTTCGATCCATGCGTCCGAATCTTTCTTCATCTGCTTACAAGTCTTTTGTGCTGTTACGAGATCCATCAGTACCACTCCGCGCTAAGTTTGGTTTTGATTGTTTGCTTATTGCGTTCAAAGTGACGCATCACTTCTTCCATGTTCTGAAGCCTACCGTTGACTAGTACGTTCCCCAACGCATCGATCACGATTTGCTTGTCGTCCCATTGTAGGACTTGAGCTTGCGGCTTTTCTATCTGGTTAAGTATGATGAACTTCGCCAGCTTGTTAGGTGTTAGTCTTGGCTTACTCATTTTGAAACCTCCGTTTTCTTCAGTAGGATCTTTAATTCCTCGGTCTGATAATCAATTCCGCGTTGTAGTCGTGTGTAGAGACGCTCTGAATCTAGCCACGCTTCGATGCCTGCTTCGATGACTGCGTCGAGCTTTTCGTCTGTCTCATCGTCTAACTCTTCAAGCGGCGTCAGTGCCGAAGTGATCACGGCCATCCCTACGGAAGCCTGAACCTCTATCATATCGAGACGCGCGCTCTCTTGTTTCTCAAACAACTTCTGAAGGTAGTCGCGCTTCTGTTCAATTGCTTGTTCAAGTGTCATTTTCATTTTGCTAACTCCTTAGATTGTATCTTGTTCAAAATCGTGACGGATATTGTTGTCGTCATAGGTCATGAGAATCGCGCCGATCGCTGAATTGCGTTCATGCGGATTCATGCAAGACCAAAGCTTATAGCGCCGGTCGTATTCATCCCAAATGAAGACTTTCTCATACTCATAGTCGATTCGGAATTGTGTGCTGTCTAGCTTAGTAAGAATCCGATCTAGATGTTTATAGAGTTGTTTCACTGTGTAGCGTTTCGCTGTCTTGTTCTTGAGAGCTTTAATCATTGTTAACCTCACTTGTTTGTCTTTCTAGTTTCTGTTGCTGCTCTCTCAATGCTTGCACCGTCTCCCGATACTCAACGCACGCGGTCATGAGTTCTTCATGACTTTCGTCGGTGTCAAATTCGGAATCGGTGCGGTCTTCTAGAATGCTGAAGATTGCAGTCTTCCATGTGTTCGCCTCGTTCTCTAAACGAGACACAACGTCTCTTGTGATCCTGATATAGTCTTCCTTGTGTAACATGTTCTTCTTCCTTTCTTGTTTGTTGTTATTGGTGCTTCGCTTCTGCGTGTAGCCAGAACTTTCCGACCGTGGTTTCTTGCTGACAGATTGGGCATGTCATCTTGAGACGGTGCGTTGCTTTGGTACCTAAGCCGCTTGGCGGTAGTAGCTGAACGCTCACACCGTCGAGGTCGGTAGGCTTGATCACTCTGTTTCCAAATTGAGAACGGCTTCTTTCGTTAAACCCTAACGCCAACCGGATCGTCCTACCGACCGCATAGAGTGCTTGCGCCTTCATGCGGTGCGGGTTTTGAATCAGGTAAGAATCACGGGTTTTCGCGCGAAACTTTTCATAGTTGTGATCAGCCATTAGACGAAACGCCCACATTCGCAGATCGTCCAGTGTCTCAAAGTGAACCGGCTTTGCGTTGCGCATGTTCGTTGTGTGCTGTTGCTCGTTATACCGACAGTAGTCTTGCCAACCCTCGACGCCATTGAAGACTTCGTAAACGTACTGTGGTCCCTCGTGCGGGCTATCGTAGCAACGCCGCCAGTGGATACGCATAACGCGGTTAGAGTTTGAGAGGGTGAACTGTTGCTTGCTGTTGTATTTGATTTCCATTTTGAGATTCCTTTGTTTGTTGTTTGTAAGGGGGACCGGTTGCCCGGTCCCGTTGTTTATTGGTTTATGTGTTTAGTTGATTCTCATAGGCATTAAGATCAACGCGAACCCATCAACAGTCGTTGACCACAACGTCGGTTGACAAGCATTGGCTCTTCCCTTTTTGGGAATCTGATGTCCGTGGTAAATGACCATAGGGCTTTTAGTTGTTCCGCATTTCTTAACGTACTTTGCGAAGTCCGCGAGGTAGTTCATATCGAATCCGCTTGGCTCTTCTACTTGTCCATAGTCCGAAGAATCGAAAGACATCGTAGAGAGATCTGGAAACGATTTATTCTCAACTCGCGAATCAGGAATCTTGAAGCTAATCCCGATCCCGTTCTTCGGTATCAACTCAATCACAGCAACATGCGTTTCCGTTTCGTCTTGTCCTAAATCGGGAATCATGAATCGCACGCGTTCAAACTTAACCTTCAACATCTCTTTCGCTAGTTCCTTTGGAAAGTAACAACTGTCTAAAGTGTCTAGATCGTTGTCGTAGCTGAGTTGATAGCTTGCAAGCCTGGCGCCGTCCGTAGCTACCCAGCGTCGGCAACTTTGATCAAACCAGATTGAGTCGAGGTTAGGTCTAGAGTTGTCGGCAATGAAAATACTCAAACTGAGAATTTCTCTAAGTTGTTCCGCTGTCATTGATGGATAGAATTCAACATAACCGTTTTTCATTTTAAGATTCCTTTGTTGTTTGTTGTTTGTTGTTTGTTGTTAGTTGTTAGCGGTCGTTTTCTTCAAAGTACTTCATGTGCTCGTTAATCTCATTCTGACACCTCTCGATCACCTTGGTTCGTAGGTCCAAGTAGGCGGTGCGGGAAACGCTGTGTTCTGCGAACCAGTACGCTAGGGATCCCGTATCGCTATCGTTGCACCATCTCGCGTAGTGATAGCGCGCGGCATGGTAGACATCTTCAAAGAGATCGTCGGCTTCTAGCTCTTCAACGATTCGTTGCATCTCCATCAAGTCCGCATTTGCGACAATCATCGGCGGTGTGTCGATCATCATGTCTTCTACGCAGTACTCTTCCGCGTCATTCTCTTCTAGTAGTGTGTCAATGTCTGTTCTTCTCATTTTGCTAATCCTTGTTTGTTGTTTGTAAGGGGGACCCGTTGCCGGATCCCGTTGTTTATTGCTTGCGCTTATTCGGCTGCCGGTTCTTCTACTCCGATTCCGGCAAGTATCGTTTTGACACCTGATGAAATTTGCTTAACCGCTTCATCTACCATCTCAGGCTTTGCGCGCGCCCAACCTGTGACATACCCGAACGAGTAACTGCTAGTGTCGAATCCTAAGATGCGACTCACAATGTATGCCACCGATTCAGCTTCAACCTCGCCTTGCGCATAGGTTGAGTGTTTAGGATCTCTCGCGTCCGTTATTGGGTTGTCGCTGTGTAGCAAGCTATGCGCGATCTCATGAATCAGGGTCTTTAGTTTCTGAGTACCTCGCAGCTTCTTAGAAACCACGATTCTATTTTGAGACGGTACAAAGTAACCGTTTGCGCGGCCTTCAATCTCACCGAACTTGACTGAGGTTCCGCGAGACTCCGCGAACGCTTTCAACTTGTTTACCCATTTCGCTACAGCCTTTCGGTCGTTGCATGGGGTAACTAGGCTAGGGAGATCTTCACCTTCAGTCTGTGAGATGTCGAACGTGTGTCCTAATCTGAACCGCATAAATCCATATTCTTCCTCTACGCCGTCAACCTCGCGCGTTGCTTTGAGTGGTACCGGACAGAGTATCTGTAAACCTTCTTCGCCTTTCTTCACTTGTCGATTTGCTTTCTTCCAAGTGTGATAACCTGCGCACCGTGTCGCAATTTGAACCGTTGACAATCCGCGTTCGTAACGGTCTGCCATTTGAGTTTGAATCAGCCAAACGTTGTTCATTGAGTACTGATGAAACGCGCTATAGACATCTAGGAAGTTTTGCCATTCGCCACTCGCCGCGATTTCTCGCATTCCCTTTTTGATATCTTCACACGCCGCCTTCACTGCGTCGCGCTTTGCTTGCTTCTCTTCTTGTGTAAGTGGCTTGCGCTTCTTGTTTGTTGTTCTCTTAGTCATTGCTGTTTCCTTTGTTGTTAGTTGTTTGTTGTTGTCTCAAAAGGGGACCCGTTGCCGGGTCCCGTTGTTGTGTTTGCTTATAGGCACTTGATGAAACCGCGTGTCCCGTCGCTGAGTGTGAAGTAGAAGTTCTCTTCACCGCATTCGCAATTTGAGAGCGCGCCTAGTTCCGGTAGATGTTCAAGCTCGAACTCTACTGGCGTTCTGTCGTCAGTCCCCCAAGTCATAGCGTCAAGCTTCTTTATGAACTCAGGGTCGTTTGCTGATAGGCCGCGCGCCTTTTGGAAGATCTCAACGTAGAGTTGATCTATGCGTTCTTGCATCTCAATTTGCTTCACCTGAATCTCTTGAATTGATTCCTTGTAGTGCGCGCCTAGTTCTTCTCTCAGATCGAGACTTCGACTAACTAGGCGACCCATGCGCTCGAACGCTTGCGCGTGTAAGTGCTTGTTCAGTGTGTACTCACGATGCAAGCCCACAACCTCAAGCCGTGTCTTTAGTGAAAGCGGCTTTTCCTTTGTCTCAATTTGCTTCTGACGTTCTGGGTCTAGTCCGTAGCGGTGCCACCAACTTTGATCGCGGTCGTTGCGCATGTGCTCGGATTGTTCGAGCACGTGGGCGCGTGCTTCTGCGAGTGTATCGAAACAGTGATCCCACTCGTAGTGCTCGCCTTTCGCATCGTACACTGAAGCGTTCCAACGACGCGTTGAATCGTTGAAGTGGATCTCCCACGAATAGCCGTGCGATTCTGCGTAGTAGTAACCAGCCGCGTCGCGTGTCACTTTGAGATTCTTTGCTTGTTCTTTCATTGCCTTGTTCATTGCTTTTTTCCTTTGCTTTCTGCGCTTGCGCGCGTTGTTTATTCAGTTGTTGGAACCAGTGTTATATAGGGTCAATTATCTGTCCAGTTATCGTGTGTCGCCAAACGATACACGACGACGAAGTTACATTAACGATCTTGTGTAAGTGCTTGATATCGTTGAGCAATCGGGAACGATCGTCAATTGTAAAAGTTTGGTAATCTTTGTAATATTTCTGTCACAGATTGTCACGGAAGTGTAATCGGCATTTTTGTTGGTGGTCAAATGTAGGTGCGTTGTCCACCTTTGCCGCGCGTTGCGCTTGCTTTCCGTGTAGCGTTTCGATACACAGAAAACGATACATTCCCCGGCACCGTCTCAACTAACTGCAAAGCTAGTCCCCCCCGGACATGAGGCGGTGCCACCCTCTCAATCTGCGACTAGGTTTGGACTCCGTAGATCAAGATCCCGAAGATCTCAGGATCACCCCCGCTCGTTGTTTTCATTTTGACCGTCAACGTTTCTTCGGTGTTGTCTCTCACGTCTAGCGTTCCCACATTGAGATCAGTTTCAAGTGCTGACCCGCTTGAGTTTGTATAGCTCGCAAAAGTGGAATCGCTAGCAACTGTCGAATCGACTTGAATCGTTACGGTGTGCCCGTTATCGATCCAGATACGCGCGATCACTTTGTGAGATGTATCATTTGAAGACGAACTACAGCCATCTTTACCGCGCACGTGATACCGCGCGATCTCTTGATAGCTTGTCGAGGTAACGCGAACCGGCAAGAACGAATCGCTCACGACCTGTTGTTCTGAATCAAGACACATCACTTGATCGTTGAATGTAGCGTTGGGATCTGTCTGTAAGATCTTGTCGCCTTCAAGCATGTTTCGTTCTGCGATCCACTCTGTAAACGAGCTAGGGTTACGTGCTGCCATTACTCCGTCTCCGGTCCTCTGAGGTAGTCGGTCACCATTGCATGATAAAGATACACGCGATCACTTTGAGACAAAGCGCCGTGGGTAGATCTAAACTCTGTGGACTTAGACGCGCGCGGCACGATTCGCAAAACACGATCGCTTGGTTGTGTGTCTAACCGGATTCTGATCCTACGCTTTGTCAAAACGAAACTAAAGCCGCCGTCGTCTAGATCTCCAGGTATCTGCCAAAGCATCGAAGCACTTTGAGAAAACGTCCACACTCCGCCTGTCTGAGTAGCTGAAGCAATGCCTGTCCCAAAATACTGCAACGAGATCAAATAGTCTGCTAACTGCCCGCGTACAGCGATCAGAAACTCAACGTCCACCGTATCATGTCCATTTTGCATCAAGTGATAGATCGAACAATCGCGCTCCGCGTTCCATTGAAAATCAAAAGTGTCTGTGGTGTTTGTGATTGTCGCATAAGGAGCCACGGCGGGTGTAGGGTATGCAATCGACGTCACGTTGTTAGATTGCTGCCTAGCCGCTTGCGTCTGCCTTGCTAGTTCCAGAATGACACCGGACGTCATGTGCCTGTAGGGTTCAACGTTTGTTGATGTCATAGGTTTGAGAGTTTCAAAAAGCCCACGGTTCATAGGATACGCTCCGAGTAAAAGCCTGTCGCCGGTTCTATTGCTTTCTCATAAACGGACAAAGACTCAAAGAGAATCGTTCCTGAGTCGATCACCTCGTATCCTAAATTGCTAAGGCCAGGCAGATACTCAAGCGCGGGAGCGAATCGAATCGATCGTTCATCAGTCCCGCCACCTCCACCGGTTCTGTGGTGGTAAATTACACTTGTAATCATTTTGGGACGCATGTCGGGGAACGGTGTTAGAGATCCCCCGCTATAAGTTCCGAAGATTATGTATTTCCCGACGTCCGTATCTGACACAGCGTTGTCTTCAATGGTAACTGAGTTCATTCCCAAGGTGACAATCTCGTCATGTGTAGAAACTTTGGTTCCTGTGTCTATTGGTGTGACTCCATAGACTCTTAGAAAACCTTCACCTGCGACGACAGCTTCGTTTGGGATTTCTAAATTGACACTGTAAAGCGTGTTGCTTGTCGCGCTAACTGTGATCGTCTGGCTAGAGTCTAGCGGCCTTGCGCCGTTTGGACCGTCAACAGAGAAGTAGAGATAAGACTCAACTCCCGCGCGGCGTCCGTAAAAGTTCACGTCTAATTGTGAGACGTGCGCCGATAGCTTGATCGGGATCTCAAGTGCTGGCGGCGCTGGAAAGTTTGAACTCAAAGGAAAACCACCGCGCAAAGTAAACGCGGTTCCCATTGTGAGAATGTTTCTCTTTAGGCGTCTAGCTATTAGAATGTTGTGATTCTCGTAAGACTTTCTCAAATCGCCAACGTTGATGTAGTGATCGGTCGTTGACGTTCTATCGTCTAGCCTAATGAACTCTGTCGGTATTTTTGGCGCTTCTGTTGGCATTACACAAACTCTTTCGCAGCATCGCCGCCGGTTAGTAGTTCGGTCGTAGAGTCCGCATAGGCGGCGTACTGATCCATGTTCGTTGTGTTCGACCCAGAATAGGGCGCAAAAGTTAGATAGTCACCTGTCGCAATTGTGAGACTAGGTGATGTGGTGATGTTGATTGTGTCCGTACTTGCGCCAGAAGGAAGCGGAGACGTATTAGCACCGAAGCTTGAGATCACATAGGTTGATCCTTTAAGTGCCCCGTTCTTGTCTCTCAATTCGAGACGGTCATTCACAAACAACGAGTCCCAAGACTCGCCGCCTTCTTGAGCAAATTGCGAAACGTCAATTGTGAATGTTCCCGAACTGTAGGCGGTGACGACACACGCGGGCGCGATCAACGCGGTGTTCGCTTCGTTTAAGATTTGCAACTTGAGACGCATCCTAGGCGTGCCTTCAAGTTCCATATTCAAACTAATGATTCGACAGACAACTGAGTTAAAACCCCGCGTCCCTGAATACGGGTTGAAAGGCTTAAACGTGTCGGTGTCTGTGACTTTGATTAGTTGCCCAACCTGTAGTGTTTTGAAACGGCTAATATCAAGGGAGATCTCAACCTCCGGCGCGGGTCTAGCTTCTCGTCTCAGTCTGCTAATCATCCGCGCGCTAAGGTCGGCGATTGAGTTTGTGTCGTTTAGCTTTGCTGAGAACTTAAGAGATCCCAAAATAGAATCATCAAACACGTTGTCTAGTTCGTCTGACCTAATCGTGATCGTGTGCTCGTGTTTGTTGTCTACAAATGGATTAGTGCCCGTTCTGTATTGAGTAACAACACCGCCGCCCGCTGATATGTATCTTTGATTTGCGTTGCGTGTTTCGATCGCAATGTGCGACACCGAAGATCTAGGGACTAAATCAATCGGGCTCAAGTCTAAAATCTCATTTGAAGAAATCGTCGGTAGTGTTGTCGCGGTGAAGTTTGAGACCACTTCAGCGACATACTCGCAGCTAAGTTTGCCTGTTGTTCTCTTTTGAAACAGAAAGATATTGAACGGAATCGCCACGTTCTCTTTCAGCAACTCCCAAAGGTCTAGCTCTTTGTCCAGTGTCAAAGCGAAATTACCTAGGCTCGCTTCTGTTAGGTAAGTATTCCGCACAGTCTCAAAAGAAGAGATATCTATTTCCTCGTTTGGAATGCCTAGACCCCATCCAATCGGCAAAACGTCGTAGATAGAGTTTCTGACTTGATACTCTTTCGCCGCTGTTGGCGTGTTGCTGAATGGGACGTCGACAGTGATTGAAGTTGTCGTGTTGCTCACGATCACGCGGGCTTCGCCGATGTTTGAATCTTCGGTCGCGTGTAGCGCGTAGCCCACCCACTGATTAGCTGTCCCAATTGTAGACGCGAAGTTGATTGTGGTTGTTGTGCCTGGCGATCCCGAAGTGTCTTCAACGACAAACTCTGTGGGCATTGTCGTTAAGAAGCAAAGTAGGACATCGATCGGATTCTTAGTGATAGCGTTGTTGACGGTGAAGCGATTCGTTTTGATATCGTCAACGGTGTTATCTAGCCCGAAGATAACAGGATCGCCAACTTGCGGGAGTTCTGTTATGCGACCGACGCCTAAATCATAAGCGGCTTTCGCACATTGAAACGAGTTAAAATCAGGACGACAGATTGTGGTGTCTCCCATCGCCCGCGTAAACATGCTTCCTATTTTGATGACGCTAAAAATAGGGAACAAGTGACCCGCACTTGCTACAGCTTGAGGTCTTTCAGGATCACCCGCTGCAAAAGCTTGATTTAAAGCGCCTTCAGTGCCGCCCGCTGCGCGTCTGTAGTTATATGCGAAAGCGGCTTGAAAGTGGGTGTAGATGTCAGATCCACCGTCTTTAGGTTGAACCGTAATCTTGAATCTAGACACCATGCGGACGGTGTTTCTAGTGTTTAGCTCGTTGTCTAAAACGGGACTGTCAACAGACGTGCCCGGAAGGTTGATGAGTTGAGTGTCTCCAACGTCTTCTACATTTGCGACTACTAGCTCACCGGGCGGTGTGTAGGTTGTGTGGTTCTTGTCTACAGTCTCTGAGGTTGTCCCGAGTTGATACACGATACCTTGATCGGCGAGCTTGATAGTTCTTAGGCGTCCAGTGTACAGCCGATCCACATTGCCTACAGTCTCGCCGGGAACATGCGTGAATAGCAAAACGCGACGGTCAAACCAGTAGCGGTTGTACTGTGTGATCACGGTGTTCTGTTTCCAAGTAAACCCGGCGCGGAAACTACCTGAACCAAAAGGCGACTTGGACTTTCTACCGCGCGGCGTGCCTAGGTAGTTTCTAGTCACTCCGTATTGATAGACGGTTCCGCTGACTAACGATTTCGAATTGAGACGCATTGCTTCACGACCACCGACCCAAATGGTTTCCCCTGAATCAAAGGTCGTTGTCGCATTATCGATCCGAATCGTGCCTGCTAGGTTTCCAGTGTCGGTGTTGAGCTTGCCTGTTTTGCCTTCTGCGTGCGGTCTGACGTTAGTTTGAAGAAAATCATCCACGTCTAAAACTGAGAATGACATAGAGCCGGAGCTATACTCTAGCGTTCTGGGATCCATCTGTTCTGAGATTCCGCGCGGTAGGTTCAGTCCCAACTTGACTGTGCAACCTAGCACCGTCGCCAAGTCTCCGTTAAGATCTCCAGTCGCAAAAACGGTACCGCTGAAGCCTTGTGTTAAATCGCTAATGTCAGTCGGCCAACCCAAGCCCTCAACACATAGAAAGTATTCAACGCTCACGATTCATACCTCAACATATTGATCTCAAAATCATAACGGTCGATGTTCGGAAGTTCGGTCGGTGCGAACTGTGATGTCTGACTCAGATCGAGAACATAGGTTTCGTAGGTTCCGTCGATTAGGTAAATCTCATTACCTGGTTGATAGTTCGTTCCTACGCTGTAGTGATTAGCAAGTGTAAGCACCGTCGCAGTGTGCGACTGAATATAGTTTACCATCCAACGCGTATCGGGTCCGATGTTCTGATAGGTCAACGCGCCTTTGAATTGTTGCGGGTCAGTTTGCAACGCGCCGCTAGTGTACGTGATCGTTGAACTAGTTGCGCTTGATCTAAAGAAGACACCGCTTGCGGTGCTTGGCGCGAGGTAACCTTGACGATAGACCCTGAATCGCGTTCCCTTCTTTGCTTCTCTAAACCAGCACTCAAGCCCTTTATTCCGTGAATAGGGATACTTTGACTCTTCAGTGTAACTCACGCCACGGCTGAAGGTTAGATCTCGTTTTAGGAATTGAAGTTGCATTCGATAGGTGAAGCGGCTTGCTATGTATTGAGTCTTTACGTAGCCGCTAGGCGAAATTGACTGTGGCGAATTGGGAATGTCGATCGGCTCTACTGTGTCATCTCTCAACAGTCCGTCTTCGTTTGCATACCAACCGTAGGCGTGTTGGTAGTCGGCTGTCAAAGTTCCGCTTGTCCCACTTAGCGAATCGCTCCCGCTTGTATCAAACCCTAGAACCTTGCCGACGTTCCCGCTGCCTGACGCCCAATCGAGAACGATTGAAACTGAACTAGCGTTCGAGAAATAGAACTTAACCTTGTGTGTCTCAAAATCAATCCAGCTATTGAACGTGATCGATGCATACGTTCCTGAAATCTCAGTGTCGATTAACTTAGTCACAACGGCTAGGAAGTCATCGCTTTGGTCATCTTGCGACATAAAGTAGTCGCCAGCGGGAACGGTGATCGTATTGCTTGTCGCCCCATGCTCTACATCAAGATCCCAACCCGGACTTGGAACGGTAATGCATGTAAGAATCTTTGGTCGTGGGATTGCCATTATGCGAAACCTCGTGCTTCAGCTTGTCTCATTCCGCGTTCAATCAAGATCGCGCTTTCTTCTGTCGTCATAGCTCCAAAGATATTGATCACAGTCTCTTTAGGTCCAGAGTCCATAGCCCTTGGACTAGATTGAGACGCGCCCATGCTACCACCAACGCCCGCGGTTGAAGCTTTCGCGGTTGAAGGCGTGTTAATTAGCAACGCACCACCACGCATTGCCGCGCCCGCTGCAATCTCAGCCGCACCGATTCCCATTAAGACACTGCCTTGTGGTTGTCCGATTGCAAGCATTGCCGCGCCCTGTAGCGTATTGCTAATCCCGCGACCTATCAGACGTTGACCTGTAGCGGTGAGGAAGTTCTTTAGCATTTCGCTAAATGCTTTCTTTTCTCCGTCCATCATATCGAACAAGAACCCGATCGACTGCTCTGCAAAGTTGCCCGCGATCCCCGCCATGTTGGCGTAAGCGTTTGATCTCATGTTCTCTTCTTCGGTCAAGCGCCTGTCTAACTCTTGAAGCCTATAATCTTCGATCGATAATTCCATATCTACGCGTTTCCTATTTAGCTCCGCGTTGGTATCGATCATCTTGTTGCGTGCGTCTGTCTCTGCTCTTTGTCTGTTCTGTTCTGCCTCGATTCGCGCTTTGAAAATAGCTTCTTGGATCTCCGCTTCTAGTTGTTTTCTTTTTGCGACCGCGTCGTCGTCAACTCCGAAAGTGGGAAAGTCCATCTTGCCGGGTTTCTTGTCCTTGTCCTTGCCCGGTCTTTCTAAACCAAAGAGTCTCGCAAAAATATCATCCTGGTCTTTTTGCGCCTTTGCTATCTTGGCGTTGGTCTCGCCTAAACTGTCGGCTAACTCGACAAATAAACTGTCGCCGCCTCCCATCAAAATGCCGCCGAACAAATCGTCAACGCCGGTAGCTGTCGCAACTAGAGCCGCACCGACCTCCGTTCCCATTGCTTTAATTCTCAGCATCATGATGTGGACTTGTTTGCCGAAGTGTTCGATCAGAAGTCCGGCTTTAGTCAAAAGGAAACCCAAGCCGACGTCGCCTAACGCATTGCCGATCGATTCGGTTAGGTTATCAAAGCTGACTTCAAGATCTGTAACGCCTTTACCTAGGCTGCCTTCTG